TAATCTTAAGCAACGTAGAACTATTCTTTGCGAAATTAGACCCGGCAAACCCTAACTCTCGCTTCGACAAAGAGTTCCCAACATGGGAAGTTCAAATTCGGACTAAAGACAAAGCAGTAGCTAAAGGATGGAAGGAACAGAACTTACGTGTTACTCCAGACGAAAACGACGATGGTGTATTCTATCGTGCAAACTTAAAGAAGAAATCAAAGAAGCGTGACGGAACTGACATGGCTCCTGTTAATGTAGTTGCTGGTGACTTATCTCCAGTAGACCCTGCAACAGTAGGTAACGGTTCTATTGCTAACCTTTCAGTATTCCAGTACGACTATAACATGGCTGGAAAAGAAGGTATCGCATCTATGTTGATGGGTGTACAAATTACTACACTTAATGAATATAAAGCTCGACCTAATCAAGGTGGCTTCGCTCCAACAGAGTTCAAAGTAAACAAAGTAGCAGACAACCAAGATGTTGATGCTGACATGGTTGCTGGTGATACTCCTGACGACGATTTAGACTTCTAAACAAATTAACAACATCGGTCATCCCTTAGGGGGTGGCCTTTTTAACCAAAAAGGAAAGTATTATGACTGAAGAAGAATTAAAGAAGATTGTTATAAAGAATGTCCTTGATTGGGCGCAAGAAGAATATGATGTTAATGATGATGACTGGTCTTGGAGTGACAGGTTTAATCATAACTTAGAAACATTTATAGAACTATTACAGGAAGAAGTATTATGAAAAGTAAAGAATTTTACGAATGGTTACACACATCTGACGCTGACTACTATGACACTGAAGTAGTAGGTGATGGTGTAGTAGTAGTAACTTTTGCCGATATCGAATTCCCATCAGAGGAAGAAATTGAAGCAGAAGAACGCAAAGATGCACTAAAGCAATCTATTAAAGCATTAGAAGACATACTAGAAGAGCCTTATGTATCACAAGGTAACGCTGTTCAAACGTCAGGTATGTTATACGGAGACACACGTATTGGCTTAATGAATGCACTAGAAATAATTAAAGGAGAGACTATATGAAAGACCAAGTATATTTAGCCGGTCCAATGGAGGACTGCACAGAAGACCACATGACTAGTTGGAGACAGCTCGTATCAGACACATTAGACTTGTCGGATATTGCTTGTTTAGACCCAACACGTCGTGTATCATTCCATGACCAACTAGGTGAGAACCTACAAGACTTAACTAAGACTATGAACACTTGTAAGCGTATCTTTAAACAAGATTTACAAGACATAGCTGAGTCTAAAGTTGTTCTTGCTGATGTTAGACGTGACTCAGGTAGAGGCACAGGTACATCTATGGAACTAATGTTCGCACACATGAAGAATAAGATTATCATCTTGTGGGCTAACGAAGGAGACTTTATCCATCCTTTCTATGAGGCGATGGCTACAGAGAAACATTACAGCTTACAAGAAGCAGTAGATTCAGTGAGGTTATACTACTAATGATGACAGAACAATGGGATAAATACTACGCCGTAACTTATGACGGTGAAATATTTTGTGAAGGTGACTTTACCGAGTGTCAAGAAGCCATGTTAAGAGCGTTAGACGATGACTGCGCTCAAATGTTTGAAGTAACAGTAGAAGCAAAGGAAATAATGCTATGATTACCGAAGAACAATTCTTAGCTTGGGTGGGTAGTGATGCCCGCTATGAAGACTTAACACTATTAATCGTTGAACTAGTTAATGGGGATTACCCTCTTAACATATTAAAATCAGATATAGAAGGATATGAAGTATGAAAAAGTTTATGGTAGCAGTACACTACGAAGAAGGTTTATTATTCGCAGTAGAAGCAGAAACTGCAGATGAAGCTAAAGGTAAAGTCATGGAAATAATTGATGGCGATGCTGAAGTTGTTATTGAAAACAACGAGTTAATCAGACAAAAAGTTGTGCATAGAGATGTAATGCACGTTGAAACTAAGGAAATATAATATGAGACAATTCCAAAACAAAGAAACATTAGAGTTCCATGACCTAACTGGCGAGATGTTTGTTAGGTTCTTTGAAAACAGAGACCCTGCTATGTTTAGGGAAGTAAGCGAAAATGAACAAGAATACAACAAATTGTTTACTCGTTTGTCAGGTCATTTCTTATGTGCTCACCTTCCTGATGACTTCTTTACTTATGAAGATGAAGACCAGATGCAGTTTATAGAAGACTCTGCATGGGAGCCTTTAGAACATAACTCACCAGAAGATGTATACAGTTTAATAGACTCATTAACTTATGACGTACAACTTATAATGAAAAAAGGAATATAATATGACAGAAAGAACATTAGGGGAAATCTTAGCGGACGCTTTAGTAGAAGAAACAAAGCGTACTTACAGCTACGAAGAAGAAGGTGGTTTATTTTTCCTTCCATCTATAATCGAAAGATATGCGGCTTTCGGTAGTGCTACTGTATTAGGTCGTGGTAAAGACTTAGACTACTTACTATGGGCATCAGACACAGGTGAAGCAATTAAGTACTTGTTAATGAATGGTTGGCAGTATACAGGAACAGAGCAACATTACTGTGCTGTGCATACTGATATAGCGTTTACAACTTTCAGAGACGAAAAGAATATCTACAACTTAGTACTAACTGAAGACTATACTGACTTCAAACGTATGATGAAAGCTAATGACTTATGCGTAAAGCTTAAGCTCAAAAACAAAGTCGATAGAATAGCAGTATTCGACGCAATAACTAGAAAATGTGCTTACAGAGGAGTGTAACATGATGGTACTATTTAATAACATTGAAGAAGCGTTAGAAGGCGTTAAGGACGGACACATCACTTGGGAAAGGCTTATAGAGCTTAAAGAAGTGTATGATGAAGCCTACATGGTTTCTAAAGAGTATGGGTATGTAGGTGTTGGTTGTATTACTTGGGCTTGTAGAGCTTTACAGGAATATCAAGGTATGCAGACACCAGAAATAGAAGTACCAATGCTCTACACAGACGAGGACTTCACATGAAGGTAGCGGTTTACTTTAACCTACATAAGAACATCTTTAGTGTTCAGTCCCGTGAAAAAGAATCATATGGTCGAGTGATTGACCATGTGGAATCAGTAGTGCTAGAAGCACCAACGTTTGTCGTAAGGCAAGCAGGACGTAAGAAAGTAATAGAAGAAAAGAAGAAGAATGTACATGCCTTTGTTGTAGGAACTATAGCACAAGGTGTAGAGACATTAAGTAAAGAAGAAATCGTCACTTACAACCCTTATAAGTACACGAGCTTTGTTAAAGAAGATACTAGAGAAGAAGTATCATCAGCAGAGTATTCGGTAATTAGATTTGGTGTAGATGGCAAACCTTTAATTTCAGCATATGGAGCTTAACATGACAAATTATATTTACGAAGTAATTGAGAACGGCTACTATGAAGAAACAGAGAACTGGCAACATGCCATTGATTTGTTCAATCATGCCGGACCTTTAAAGGGTCAAGAAAAACGTGTACGTATTGAAGTGTACAATCTATTAGAAACAGGAAGTCGCTACTTTACTACTACTTTAAGAACACATACTGACATACATGAGTGGTCAGAAAAGCTTATAGACAATCTACAGGCTAACAGAATCGAAAGGCGATTAATGAAAGAATCACTACCAAAGCCAATGTCGTGGCAATTTGAAGAAGCGGCAATAAGAGAAGAAGAAGAACGAACTCTAGAGAACCACAAGTATCTAAGCAACAACGTTCCTTGTACTAGGGACGAAGATGGAGAGATAGTTCCTTCTCCTAGAGCGCAAGTTATTCTAGATGAGATTAAATGTCTAGAAGAGTCTATTGAAGACGAGCGTGAAGCACTATCAGCTCAATTAAACAAGATATATGACGAAGATGGTCTATACCCTTGTAGTGAGAATGTATGCTTCTGTGATGATGAAGCTTGTCTGAAGGACGACATGCTTTGTTCTTTGGAAGAGTGTTCAACAGAGCTAGACTTCCACGGCGACTTCTCAGGAATGTCTGATGAAGTTAAAGACTCAATCATCAATCCTAAACACTACAAGATATTTGCCCCAGAGGACTACGCTAAGTATCCTGATGGTATAGAGTATATGGACTTGTGCGACAATGCCCTAGCCCACCTCTCTGGTGTAGAGAGCCACCTTGTAGGTCAAATCCTTAAGTACACCCTTCGTATCGGTAAGAAAGATGCGATGGAACAAGATGCCACTAAGATTGAGTGGTATGCATCACGTTTAGTTAACACTGTGAAAGGTAAATAAATGTTTATATCAAGACACAACATGAAGAAGTTACAAGACAACCAATGTACTTGTCACGATGACTCAGCAACAAAGATTAAAGAGGACTTGATTGATATCTCTAATCTTATTGCTAAAGCTTATCTAAGACTAAGCAAGACTAAGTACTGGGTGAGTGAAGACTTAGACGACATTTCAACACGCCTTGAAGACATAATGTATGAACTATCAACTAATGAGGTATTCAATGACTGAACGAGAAATGACAGAAGTACAATTTAAGAAGATGACTCAGCTATATGTTGAGTTATTAGGTGTTGATGAAGATATAGCTTATACTATGTCTGTTAATGCACACAATATTAGCTATGCCGGTGAGATAGCCGCACAAGAAGCCTTCTACGAGTCTAAGTACGGTAGTTGGCATTTATAAACAATAAAGGAAAATAAAATGAAAACATTAATTACAGCAATAGCATTACTTTTACCTACAACTTTATTTGCACATATCAACACTACTGATGCGCTTAAGGTGCATAAGGTTAGCTCTGCATCAGGCTATGTTAGCATAATAGTAGACAGCTCTCACCTTAAGCCTGACACAGAAATTGAGTGCGTAGCGCTTGACAACGGAGTACCTGTTGGCACTGGCTTTGGTTATTCAAATCGTATAGCAACTACTGTAATAGTAGTAGCAAAAGATGAAACACCGACATCGGCAATTTGCTACGCAGTATAAATAGAAACACAAACTAATAAGCTAGGAGATTTTATGAAATTAGTTTTCGATATTGAGGCCAATGGTCTCTTACCTACAGTGAGTAAGTTTCACTGTGCTGGTGCTCTTGATGTAGACACTGGCGATGAGTATTGGTTTCGTCCAGAGGAGTTTAAGTCTTTCTTAGACCTTCTAGACAAAGCTGATACTATCATAGCACACAACGCATATGGTTACGATATTCCCGCTTTGGACATATTATCTAAAACACTCTTGGGTGTTGGATGGTATCCTAAAGCAACAGTACAATGTACTAAGGTAATGTCACAACTACTTAACTACAGACGCTTCGGCTTCGGTCATTCCCTAAAACAATGGGGCGTGGCTTTCGGAGACCAGAAGGGTGACTATACTGGTGGTTGGGAAGAGTTCAATGAAGATATGTTTACATACATGAAACAAGACGTAAGACTTGGTACTCGTGTTTATAAAGCATTGATGCAAGAAGTAAAGAACTATGTGACAGCTAGTAACTCTAAAACAATACTTAAAGCATTACGCTCTGAAATGAGAATGGATGAGATAATGGTTAAGCAAAGCCGTAATGGTTGGTTGTTTAATAAAGAAGAAGCTATTTCCCTTATGGGTGATATAGAAGATAAAATGAAAGCCACAGAAGATTTCATTAATCCTAAACTACCTCCACGATTGAAAAGGACGGATGGAAATGACAAAACAAAGAAACCGGCTTTCACGAAAGCAGGAAAGCCACTTGCATGGATGCGTAATTGGTTTCAGCTTGGCGATGAGTGCACTGTTGATGGTTGTGCTATCTGGGGCGAGTTCACCCGGATTGAATTCATTGATGGTGATGTGGGCAACACTGACACTGTTAAGAGGCACCTTTATACTCTTGGATGGCAACCTGACGAGTGGAACTGGAAGAAAATCAACGGACAGTTCATCAAGACAGGAGCCAAACTCTCAGACAGTTCCTTGGAGCGACTCGGAGATGTAGGTCAAGCCTTAATGGAATACTATACTTTAAGGTCTAGACTTTCTATTATGAAGGGTTGGTTCGAACACATCGATGACGACTCAAGACTACATGGTGATGTATTTAATATTGGTACACCAACATTCAGACAGACTCACAAGATTATTGCTAACTTACCTTCTGGTAAAGCGGCATATGGTAAAGAGATACGTCAGTTGTTTATAGCCAAAGAAGGTTATACACTCGTATCTGCTGACTCTGCGGGTTGTCAGTTAAGACTTCTTGCTCACTACATGGGAGATGCAAGTTATACTAGAGAAGTTCTTGAAGGTGATATCCACCAGAAGAACGCAGACATTCTAGGTAGCTCTCGTGCTGATGCTAAACCTTTTATCTTCGCCTACCTCTATGGTGCCGGTGGTAAGAAGCTAGGCTCTATCTTAGGTGTCTCTGATGCACAAGGTAATAAGCTAAAGAAGAAGTTCACAGCGGCTTTCCCTGCATTGGGTAAGCTAATCGCTAAAGTAGAGAACATCTCTGAACATACTGGATTCATTCCGGGTTTAGATGACAGACCTATTTATGTTGATAGTAAACACAAGGCTCTTAATTACCTTATTCAAGGTGCAGAGGCGGTGGTTATGAAGGCTACTGTAATTATGATTGATGAGAAGCTAACAGAGGCGGGGATAGATTACACCCACTTGTTGTTCTATCATGACGAGCATACAGTAGAAGTAAGAGAAGACCAAGCGGAACAGGCTCGTGATATCATCATGGAATGTTTCAGAGAAGCCCCGAAGCAATTCGGAGTAAACATAATGGATTGTGGCGATTGCATCATTGGTGACAATTTCTACGCTGTACACTAAAGGAAAATACTATGACACCTGAAGAAGTTTATAATGAAACATTAGACATGGCAAAAACCATAATCAAACATAACGAAGCACTAGATTCCTTAGACATAATTCAAAAAAATACACTTACTGAAGCGCAAAACATTTTGTTAGAAAATCATAAGGTAGCTAGGTTATGTTATGAAGCAGAAGAATGGGAAGAAACCCCTGAAGAAAAGGAAATTTTCGAAAAAGCGGTAAAGCTATCTAAACCCATTTATATTGAAAGACTTAAAATAGTTCAATTAATGGGCGTGCTATTGCCTTATGCGATGGTAGCCGGAATTGTTGCAATAGCTTACTTTATATTTACTTAGGAGAATACTATGGAAAAATTAATTAACAACCACGTTATCTTTGCTATAGACACAGGACACGACTTACATCAACATGCTAAGTTTATGCGTTACCTTGACACTAAGAATGTTCTTGAGCCTTTACGGTACCAACCAAAGTTATGTGTAGGTGCTTGGGACAACCAAGTAGAATACTCCTTTATGATGGACTACAACGACTACTATACATGGGTACATGATAGTGGTTGGGTAGACCGTCAAGAATGTGTTATGATTATGAATCCTGTTAATCCTCGTCACACTACTCGTTATCAAGCAACATTCAGAACTCGTTTTGATTGGGAAGAAGATGACTATGCGGGCGAGCTAATTGTTAAAGACTTATCTGAAATCCTTCGTGATAAAGATGAGAACTTTACAGCAGTAATGGGTACTAACCAATTCTATGTACTCAAATGATTAACAAAGAAATACAAAACAGGATTAGGCTGTCAGTAGCCGCCTTTTCCTATGAATATCAATCTGACTCCATTATGTCTGATGCTGAGTTCGACGCACTAGCTAAACAAATAAATCCCAAGGAATCAACTGGGAATGATGTTATGGATAGGTTCTTTAGAGAACAGTTTAACCCAGACACAGGCATGTGGATACACAATCACCCTAACCTAAGAGGGTTAGAAATAATCTACAACAAGTATTATAAAGGATTTTAACATGATAATAGAAGTAGGAAAAACATACAACGTCACTAACGCTAATAAGAAATGTGTTGTTGAAATTGAAATGTATCGACACAAAGATGAAGACTTAAAAGGTGTTAATACAGAGATTGTCTGGAGAACAGGCGAGTTTAATATCGAAATAACAAGTGAAGAAGAAGCAGAATCATTACAAGACATGATGGGCGAACATGGTTCAGAGTTTTGTACAGACTGCTTTGATACCTTTGAAATGGAATCTTGTTGGGACGGTCAAGGTGAGGACTTAGAGCCTTGGACTTGCGGTTGGTCTTCAGGAGAGTTCGAAGATTTCTTAAACGAATACTATGATGCAGACGAAGGTGGTTATGATTTCTTAATGGAAAGAGACTTTGAACCATTTGAATGTCTATGGTATATATCTAACGGAATAATAGTAGAGGAAGTAGAAGTATGAATGAAGAATTAACACAAATGTTTGACGTATTCTATGCTAACATTAAGTTTGGTTTAGTGCCACTTAGTGGCGAGATGCAAGACCATCTTAGAGAGCTAGAAGACAAAGTAGTTCGCTTTAAGTATGACATCGATGAAGCTGATGAAGAGTATCATTGGGGTCAAGGTTTTGATTCTGGGTTCTCAGAGGGCTATGACAAAGGCACAGAAGAAGGCTATGATGATGGCTATAATAAAGGTGTTGAAGAAGTAGACGACTTAAAGATTCAAATAGAAGAGTACCGAGATATGGTAGATAACATGAGAACATGGTACGAGGAGAACCACCGATGACATTCCAAGTAACTAAAGCACACAAACTATCAGACCAAATGGAAGCACTAGCTTACGACTGGGTATTTGAAGACGTATGTCGATACTTCGGTGTAGAAGACTTATCAGAGCTAACAGAGATGCAAGCAGACGCTCTCTATGAGTATGCTGAAGACTTACCAGACCACACTGACCCAATAATTGGTACGGTGTTAAGAACAATGCATTGGCAATGGGAAGAGGAGAACCTTTAATGTTTACAGTAGACCAAGAAGGTAGTAGCACAATAATTACTACACTAGATTCGACAGGTGAAAATTCAGACATAGAAGTAATTCTAGACCCTGAAGAGGTTGTCATTAGGCAATGGGATGAAGACTGGCAACAGTATCAAGTCATGTTTATGTCTCATCAACAATTAAACGACATTAAAACAGCAATGGAGAATAAATGAATACAGAGAAATTTCAAAATGAAATAGCAAAGTTCTATGAGCCGGGAACTACAGAAGAAACACTATTCCTTGGGCTAGCGTCTGAGGTTGGTGAAGTAATGCAGTCTAGAGTAAAAGAAACCCGTAAGGGACTAGAGTGTACCGCAGAGATAGCAGACGAGCTAGGTGATGTACTCTGGTATATCTCTACTATAGCTCAGTCTAGAGGCTACTCTCTGGCTGACATTATGCAAGACGTTGTAGACAAATTAAAGCTACGACAAGAAATGGCGGGCTACGATAGCCATGGCTTTTATAAAACAGGACCAAGGTAAATATTATGAACTATCAAAAACAACACAACTTAATTATCAAAAACGGAAGCAAAGACAAACCTTCCGATGGAAGATACTATGAAAGACATCACATACTTCCTATTTGTTTAGGCGGTGGTGATAGTGACAACAACTTAATATACTTAACAGGTCGTGAACACTTTGTTATTCATTGGCTATTATACAAAATAAACAAAGGAAACAAAGACTTAGAAAGGGCTTTTAAAGCTATGGGCATTACCTCTCGTTCTTTTGAAAAGAAAAGAATAAAAAAGGCAGACAAGTTATCTAATCTTTACTTAGATGGGAAGATTAATTTAAGCAACTTCAAAGCAACTGTTCAAAGTTATGAAGCTCTGTCGTCTGTGACTAAATCAAAAGAATATCGAGAAAGCGTATCAGGATTAACAAGCCCTGTGGCAAAATTCTTATTTGACTTCTATAACGAAAAAGGTGAGATTGTACATGAGGGAACTTATGCGACTTTTGCCAAATCGTTTAATTTTACGTATGGTCCAGTGTATCAATCTTTTAAACACAAAGGCTTTTACAAAGAATGGACTGTAGGAAACAAAAGAGATAACCCTTACAGAACAAAAGCACATCTTATAGATATGTTTGACGCAAAAACAGGAGAGCTTGAGTTAGCTAGGTTTAAGGCGCATGAGCAAAGTGACTATTTAAGAGAAGCTTATGGGATATTTCCATCAAAAGTTTCTGCAATTTTAAATGGAAAACAAAGACAAACTAAAGGATATACATTCAGAAAAAGTGTATAAAAACAAGGGACAAAAATGGGGTCCCCTTATGACCAAAGGTCTCCCTATCTATTAGGGATTTTAACTAAAGGAATAATTATGACATTAGCTATTATTGATGGTGATGTTCTCTTATATATGAGTATATGGGGTTCAGAAACATTAGAACAAGGTAAGACTAAATTTAAATCAACTATGAGTGATGTTACTAACTCACTGTTCACCAAAGACTATGTTATGGCCATGGGTGGCCCTGACAACTATAGATGTGACTTGTATGTAGACTATAAAAGGTCTGCTAGTCGTGTTAAGTCGAAATCTACTAAACCAGAGTGGTTTGATGATTTGAAGTCTTGGACAGAAGAATACTATGACGGATGTATTATCACTGACAACTGTGAAGCTGATGATATGGTTCGTGTATGGGCTGTAGAAGCTAAGAAAGCAGGAATACAGCACTGTGTAGTAACAATCGATAAGGACTTAGATTGTATCGAGGGTAATCACTATAACCCTAGACTCAAGACTCTTTATCAAGTATCAGATGAATGGGCTGGTTACTTTTACTGGAAACAGTTATTGATGGGTGATTCCACTGATAACATTCCCGGTATTGCAGGTATCGGTCCGAAGAAAGCAGAGAAGATTCTAGAAGGCTCTAAGAATAAAGAAGAGCATATAGAACGAATCTGTCGTGAATATCATAACGCTTACGGTGACAATGGTTTTGACCATATGTTACTGAACGGTAAATTGTTACACATCTGGAGGCATATCAATGACCACTTCGTCATCAAAAAAGAAGTATACGAAGCCGCTCTTAAAGGCTGAACTAGGACACTGGAAGACTAAGGTTAAAGTAAACCCTAGTAAAGCTTTCGGTTTCCTATACTGTATACATAACACAGAAACAAACCAATACTACTGGGGTAAGAAACAATTCTTCCACGGTGGTAAAAAGAAATCAAAGACTTACGGTAAAGAAATGACTTGGAGAACCTATACAGGCTCTTCTGTCCACTTAAAGAAAGATATAGCACTAATCGGTCATGACAAGTTTACATTTGAAATAGTAGACGTATACAAGACTAAAGGTGGG